AAGCAGCGGTAATACCCCGACTGTTGTTGGGCAGTATGGTGCTTACGGCATTGGTTCGGGTGGCACATCGTCGAGCATTACTGTTGGTGGTTCTAACTACAATCTTTACACTTTTACTTCTGACGGTAACTTTGTTGTAACTACAGCAGGTTTGTTTGATGTTCTGCTTATTGGTGGCGGTGGCGGAGGCGGAGGTTGTTATAACGATAATGTCGCTGGCGGTGGCGGAGGTGGCGGTGGTGTATTAGGTATTAACAGCACAACCAGCATTTATCTTGACGCTGGAACTTATTCCGTTGATGTCGGTGCTGGTGGTGCAGGAACAACCGCAACAGCAAACGGTGGTATCGGTTTGAAATCATCTATCGGCACACAGATATCTGTTGCTGGTGGTGGCGGTGGTGGCTGTTATGACGGTCAATTAAATATGTATCCAACAGGTGCGTCTGGTGGTGGCGTTTTTGATGCAGCCGTAAGTGGCACGGGTTCGGTTTCTTGCGATAGCAATGTTGGTAATAATGGTGGTGGTTCTACTGCTAGCAATGGCGCTGGTGGTGGCGGTGGTGCTGGTGGTGCTGGTGGTAATGCAACAGGAACAACTGGTGGCACGGGCGGAAATGGAAAAGACATCAGCACATTTATTACTGGCTCAACTTATTATGCTGGTGCTGGTGGTGGCGGTGGTGGCTCAGTTACAGGCGGAACAGCAGGTAATGGTGGTGTCGCAGGTAAGATATCAGGTGCAGGCAACAATGGTGTGAACTATGGTGCTGGTGGCGGTGGAACAGTTGATGCTTTGCAGTCAGGTAACGGTGCGGCAGGCGCAGTATTTATCAGGTCGAAAACAAGTGCTGTAGCGAATTTGAGTGGTTACGGTGTTGCTTCTGGTGGTAGTTCTTCAACGATTACTGTTGGCGGTCAGAGTTACACGCTGCTGTCGTTTACTTCGGATGCGAATTTGACTGTTAGCACGGGCGGTTTATTTGATGTGCTTCTTGTTGGTGGTGGTGGCGGTGGGGGTGCAAGAAACGACTCTGATAGTGCTGGCGGTGGCGGAGGTGGTGGCATTTTGCAATCAACAATTTATTTGAATGCAAACGCATCCATTAAAGTTGGCGCTGGTGGCGCTGGCGGTGGCGGTGTAGGTCGTAACGGTTTTGGTTCTTCAATCGGTTCAACTGCTTTAAGTTTGTCGGTTGTTGGTGGTGGTGGCGGTGGTAGTTCTGGTGGCGGTAGCACTCGTGTTGGCATGGTTGGTGGTTCTGGTGGTGGTAGTGCTGCAAATGCTGGCGTTCAAGTTGCAGGTGCAGCAGCGTCAATAGATGTTGTTACGGGTCAAGCAGGTGGTGCTGGGAATACAAATGCTGGCGGTGGCGGTGGCGGTTTTACAGCGGTTGGCGGTGCAGGTAACGGGGGCACGGCAACGGGTGGTGCTGGTGGCGCAGGTTACGATGTCAGTAACTTTATCGGTGGTTCAGCACTTGTAAAATCAGGTGGGGGCGGCGGACAAGGCACAACAGGCGGTGCAGGTGGTTCTGGTGGCGGTGGCACAGGTGCTAGCGGTGCAGGCGCAGCAACAGCAGGCACAGCAAATAGTGGCGGTGGTGGTGGTGCAGGCAATACTGCACAAGCAGGCGGTTCTGGCATCGTCTATGTCAGGTTCAAAATCTAAATAAATCACACAGGAGAATAAACAATGTCAGCACAATACTTCGCACAAATCGACGACAACAACGTAGTAACCCATGTCGCTGTAGTGCAACGAGAGTTCCTTGAAGCGAACCCTCAACGCTATGAGGGTCGTTGGGTTGAAACTTTTTTTGATACTGAGGGTAAAACTTATGCTGGTATCGGATACACATACGATGAGGTGTCACAGGATTTTGTTGCGCCTGTAATGCCTGAGGTTGAGGTTTAGTTATGTCCGCTAGGTTGATGGGTTATGTTTCAGCAAGCAACACACCAACTTTGGTTGCTGCAATTTCAGGATATGGTGTTGCTACGGGTGGAACTTCATCAACTATTACTATTAATGGTCAAAGTTATACTTTGTTAACATTTACCTCAGATGGAAATCTTGTTGTTTCTACTGCTGGTTATTTTGATATTTTGATGGTTGGTGGCGGAGGTGGTGGCGCTGGTAGTGGTGGTGCTGGAAACAATTATGAACAAGGCGGCGGTGGTGGAGGTGGTGTTTTAGTTGCCTCGGGAGATTATGGACTTTTACTAGATACTGGTACTTACGCTGTTGATGTTGGCGCAGGTGGTGGTGCGGGTGTTGCTGGTGCGAAAAGCGACATAACGATTAATTTGTTAAGAACACCACTTATTAACGGTGGCGGTTTTGGTGCATATCGTGGCATTACTGGTGGTGCTGGTGCGAATGGTGGCGGTGGTGCATATAACACAACAGCAGGTGGTGTGGGTAATCAAACAGCATCAACAACAGGAACTATTAACAACGGTTTAATTCGTTATAGCGGTTATTCTGGTGGTACTGGTAGTAATGACGCAGGAGGCGGTGGCGGTGGTGGTGCTGGTGGTGCAGGTTCGGCTGCTGTTGCTCAAAACGGTGGTGCTGGCGGTAACGGTGTTGATATAAGCGCATTTATTACTGGCGCAACATATTATGCTGGCGCAGGTGGTGGAGGAGGCGGTGGCACGGGTGGTGGTGCAGCAAGCCTTGGTGGTGTTGCAGGTAAAACATCTGGCACAGGCAACAATGGCGTAAATTATGGTGCTGGTGGTGGTGGCACATATTCCGCATCTTTGGGTGGGGCAGGTGCAGCAGGTGTTATCTATGTAAGGTTTAGAAATTAGTTATGGAACGACAATACTTTGCACAAGTTGACGACAACAACATTGTCACAAAAGTTGCTGTTGTCACACGAGAATTTTTAGAAGCAAACCCTAACCGCTATACAGGTAAATGGGTTGAAACATTTTTCAACACCGAAGGCAAGGTTTACGCTGGTGTCGGTTACACCTATGACGCTGTGAACGATGTGTTCGTAGCCCCACCAGCCCCAGAAGTAGGAGAAAACAATGAAAATCAGTAAACAACAAAAAGCAGCACTACAGTCATATTTCCGTAGCGTTGTCGCTGCTGTCGTTGCTGTTGCCGCTACAGGTAACTATGCGCCAGACGACCTAGGTAAAGCAGCAGTTGCTGCGTTGATTCCACCAATTTTACGTTGGGCTAACAGTAATGACCCTGCGTTTGGACGGGTTGTACAAAAATAATGCCATTAGTGGTTGCACCTATAAAGTTTTGCAGCCATCTAGCAGGTAAAAAACCCAGTCAAGTTACACCAGATATTTTGCGTAAATGTTCTGGTGGTGGCAAAATGGAGTTATGTGCTGCTGATGCGTGGGATGCGATGGTTGCCGCCGCTGCTGCGGACGGCATCACTTTAAAACCAACCAGCCTAGGTGACCAGTTTCGTAGCATTGAACAGCAGAAGACAGCGTTTCTGCAACGTTATAGAAAAGAACCTGTTGCTAATTCTACTAGTAGGACGTGGAATGGTCAGAAGTGGTGGTTGAAGCGTGGGTTTGCGCCTTTGGCTGCACCGAATGATGACCCTAAGACTTGTAGCCGTCATATGCTTGGTTTGGCTGTTGATGTTGCAAACGCTAGTGGTAAAGTTTTGAAGTGGTTGCAGGATAATAATGAGAGGTTTGGTTTTAGTCACGAGGTTCAGTCTGAGCCTTGGCATATCCGCTATGTTGCTGGGGATGATGTTCCTAGTGCGGTTTTGGAGTTTTTGCAACAATCTAAATAACAATCTGTTAGGATGGTGTTATGCGTAAATGGTTTGTAGCCTTTATTGTCGCATGTCTGGTTGTGCCAATCAGTCATGTTCATGCTGTATCTAGAGAGTTAGTTGGTAAGTGTGGGCATTGGTTGGATGATGCGTTGGATGTAGGTTGGTCTAGAAGTGATTTATCTAAACTAGATTATATTATGTGGCGTGAGTCACGTTGTTTTCCTAGGGTGTTTAATTCATCTGACCCGAATGGTGGGTCTGGTGGTTTGCTGCAAATTAACCAGTTTTGGTGTTTACCTAATAAATATAATCCTAGTGGTTGGTTGCAGTCGCAGGGGATTCTTAATTCGTGTAAACAGTTGTTGATTCCTAGGGTGAATTTAGAGGCTGGTTTAGCGATTTTTGAGTATTCGGAGGAACGTAACGGTAATGGTTGGCAGCCTTGGGGTAAATAATGGAATTAAATGAACTGTTAAACGAAGCAGAGTTTCGTAAGTGTCGTGGACCTGAAAACGCTAATGTTGATGAACAGTTGGCTGCGTTTACATATTTTTGTGAAAAGTATTGGTTTGTTAAACATCCGCAAAAGGGACGTATTTTGTTTAAGTTGCGTCCAGCACAGATTGAAACTGTTCATACTTGGATGAGTGAACGTTACAGTATTGTTTTGAAGGCTCGTCAGATTGGTTTCAGTACTTTGGCTGCTGCCTATAGTTTTTGGTTGGCATATTTTTTTGCTGACCGTTTTATTGTTATGTTGTCACGTACTGAACGTGAATCTGTGAAGTTGCTATCCAAGGCTAAGTATGGTTACAAGTTTTTGCCGCAATGGTTTAAGTTGCGTGGTCCGCAACAGGTAACTGAACATCAACTGAAAATGGTGTTTGATAACGAGTCCGCCATAGAATCATTACCTAGTAGCAATGACCCTGCTCGTGGCGAGTCGGTGTATTTGGTTATTGTGGATGAATGGGCGTTCTTACCTAATGCTGAGGAAGCGTGGGCTTCTATTGAACCTGTTACTGACGTTGGTGGTCGTGTGATTGGTTTGTCTACTGCTAATGGGTCAGGTAATTTTTATCACGAGTTGTGGGTTGGTTCTCAAACCAACGCCAACAAATTTAAAGGCATCTTTTTTCCTTGGTCCGCTGACGGTGAACGTAATCAGGATTGGTATGATGCTAAAGCGGCTAACATGCATCCTTGGCAACTACATCAAGAATATCCAACATTTCCTGAGGAAGCGTTTATTAAGTCAGGTAATCCTGTTTTTGATATTCAAATGTTGGATGACATGTCTATTGTGGAACCCAGTAGAGGTTATTATCATTTGTATTCTGATGGGAATGGTGAGTTTCGTTATTCTGAGAATGGCGAGTTGCATGTTTGGGCTATGCCACAGAAGGAATCTGTTTATGTGATTGGCGCTGACGTTGCTGAAGGTTTATCTTATGGTGACTATAGTTCTGCGCATATTATTGATGCACGTAGCGGTGTTGTTGTTGCTACTTGGCATGGTCGTATTGAACCTGATTTGTTTGGTGAAATGTTGGCTGAATTAGGTTGGTGGTATAATACTGCGTTGTTGGGTATTGAGAATAATAATCATGGTTTAACTACTCTTAAGGCTGCTCAGAAGCATGGTTATAAAAATCTTTATAAGCAGCGCCGTTTGGCGCATGTTCGTCCTGAGGCTACGGATATTTTGGGTTGGCGTACTACGGCTACTACTAAACCTTTGGCTATTGACGAGTTGTCTGCCGCTATGCGTACTGATACTGTACAGATTTATGACCGTTTAACTATTGCGGAGTTGCGTACTTTTGTTCGTAAGGAGAATGGTAAGATGTCTGGTAGTCCGCATGATGACCGTGTGATTTCTTTGGCTATTGCTAATCAGATGTTGAAGTATGTTTGGTTGCCTGAGTATCGTCCGTCTAGTAAGCCGCCTGAAAATAGTTTGTTGTGGTGGGAAAAACATATTTTTGGTGGTCGTAAGGCGGAAAAAACACCGATTGGCGCACATAATGTGCGCAGTCAGACTCCTTTTAGGTAGTTTGGGAACAGGAAAGTGTTATTAGATGACAAATTTTACTTGTGAAGAGTGTTCTAGAGAGTTTTATGATGAACAATTGCCCCATCGTGGCGCAATTTGTTTCGGCTGCCATATAAAAAGTGTCCGTCTAGGGTTTACTTACGGCAAAGACAACTTTCATGGGGATACTATTGCTGAGAAACAACGCAAAATTGTGTCGGATGCCGCTATTAATGGGGTTCAGGCTGAACCTGTGACTAATTGGATGTAGTATGGAAGCCATTATTGTACCTATTATTGTGGCGGTTATCACAGGTCCAGTAGTGGTTGTTTTAAACAAGTTACGTTCAGAAAATACTAGCCAACATGCAGAATCTAGGGACTTGTTGCAACAGGTTGCTGATAAAGTTGATAGTGTTGGCACTAAATTGGATGAACATATCGGGTGGCATAAAGGTAAGGATGTATAATGGCTAAGAAAAACTTGTCTGATTATTTGGCTCAATCCAAACAACGTATTGAATCCAGTCGTAAGTGGCGTAAAGAAGATGGTTATGATGGTACTTGGCGACGTATGGTTGACATGTATAAAGGTCGCCATTTTGATGACTACAAAACCGAAGACCGCATGTTAGTTAACATTTCGTTTTCAACAATCAACGTTATTTCTCCAAGTATTTCTGTAAACTATCCGAAGATTACTGTCAATGCTGTTAATCCCGACAATGCTGCTCAGGCTGTTATCGCTGAAGCGGTTGTAAACTATTGGTGGAAGCATCGTGATATTCGTTCACATTTCCGCCGTGCCGTCAAAGACATGTTAACTGTTGGTCATGGCTGGATGAAAGTTGGTTACCGTTTCGTTGAAGAAGAAGACACTCAAGGTGGCGACACGGAAGTTTCTGACGCTGTTGAAGGTGGAGAGTCAACACCAACTAGTATCATTTTGGAGGATAGCCCGTTCGCTGAACGGGTTTCCCCTAATGATGTTTTTGTTGACCCAGACGCAACAAGTATGCACGATATTCGTTGGATTGCGCAACGCATCCGCCGACCAATCAATGACGTAAAGCAAGATAAACGTTACAACAAAACTGCTCGTGAACAAGTTAAAGTTATGGCAGTCAGCCGCTATGCGGATGACCCGTCACGCAAAAAAATACATGACAAAAATGCTGGATACGCAGAAATTTGGGAATTTTACGATATAGCCAGCAACATGATGAGCATTTTTTCTGAACAGGGCGAAAACTTTTTAGTTAAACCAATCAAAATGCCGTACTCGTTTGGTCAACCTTTTGTAATGTTGCGCAACTATGAAATCCCAGACCATTTCTATCCTATGGGTGACCTAGAAAGTATTGAACCGTTGCAGAAAGAGTTGAACGAAACACGTTCACAGATGATGAATCATCGTAAAAAGTTTGCCCGTAAATATTTGTATAAAGAATCTGCTTTTGACCAGTTGGGTCGCACCGCTTTGGAATCAGATTTAGATAACGTTATGGTTCCTGTTATTTCGGATGAAAGTTTGGGCAGTGTTGTCTCTGCTTTCCCAGCGGTTATTAACCCACCAGAGTTCTATAATCAAACTAATCTAATTGTTGGTGACATTGACCGTATTTCTGGTGTGACAGAGTTCCAACGTGGCGGCGTATCGGAGATTCGCCGCACCGCAACCGAAACATCGTTGATGCAAGATGCCGCCAACGCTAGAACTTCCGACAAGTTGGCTACTGTTGAGCAGGCTATCGCCGAAATTGGTCGCCGTATGGTTCAGTTGGCTCAACAATACATGATTGGTGAACAGGTGGCACGTGTTATGGGCAAAGACGGTGAACCTGTTTGGGTTAACTTTGACCGTGACTATTTGCAAGGCGATTTTGATTTTGAGGTTGCTGCAGGTTCAACCCAACCAGCAAACGAGTCGTTCCGCCGTCAAATGGCATTGCAGATGGTTGATGCGCTTGCACCATTCGCTGGTGCAGGTATTGTTGACATGGGTAAACTCGCTGCCTATGTGTTGCAGATGGGTTTCGGTGTGAAGAACCCTGACGAGTTTATTAATGCTGCACCACAACAACAGGGTATGCCTGGTGGTCCTGCTGGTGCTGCGGGTGCGCCACCTGCCAGCCCTGAGGTTGAAGCAATGTTGGCTGCCCAACAACAGCAATCACCACTACCACCACAATAGGTCACCAGACATCTTAGGATGCGTTTTAACGCATCTAAACCAGCGGGGGGTATCCACCATACCCCCCGTTAGGGAACGCCCATTCTAGTATTAGAACAACCATTACGGATTCTAGGAGAAATATGAGCGATGAAATCGCAGCACAGTCAGCGGAACCAGTTGAAGGGTCACCCACATCTGATAGTGTAGTCACACAAACACCCGATACACCTACATTGAACGTACAGGAATACTCTAACTATAGAGTTCCAGTTAAGTTGGATGGAGAGGAATTGCAAGTCCCTCTTAGTGAGGCTATTGCAGGTTATCAACGTCAAGCCGATTATACTCGGAAAACGCAAGAATTGTCTCAGCAACGTGAAAAAATAGAATTTGCTTCAACACTTCAAGCCGCTTTAGAGAATAATCCAGCAGCGACACTCAGTTTATTGTCTCAACACTATGGTGTGCAAAACACTCCACAGGTTGACCCAATAGAGGAAGAATCTTTAACTCCAGAGGAACGTAAGATTCGTGAACTTGATAAACGTGTAGCATCGTTTGAGGAATTTCAGAATCAGCAACAGATTGAAAAAGAAATTGCTGGTTTGCAAACCAAGTATAGTGATTTTGATGTAAAAGAAGTTGTGTCAAACGCTTTGCGTATGAATACAACCGATTTAGAAGGCGTGTATAAGCAATTGGCTTTTGATAAAATTGTGGCACAGTCCAAGTTAGAAGCAGCAGCGAAGGAACGTTTGAAGCAAGCCGATGATGGTGTGCTTGAAGCGAAACGGGCTGCTAGTGTGGTGTCGGGGGGTTCTTCGGCTACTAGTTCTACTACGACAGAAAAGGTTGCCCCAATTAAGTCTGTGTCTGAGGCTTGGGCTGCCGCTAAACGTCAAATGGGTGCAAATTAACCATTTAACAACTATTATTATAAAGGATTATAATGTCTAACGTAAACTTTGATGCGTTGCTTTCAACAACGCTCGCTAATTACCGTGACCAGTTGACAGATAACGTGTTTACAGACCGAGTTCTGACGAACCACCTTATGTCAAAGGGTCGCATCCGTATGCTTAACGGTGGTACAAAAATTGTTGAGCCACTTATTTACGGACAAAACTCAACTGTGGCTTCGTACTCAGGTTACGACACCATTTCGTTGACAGCACAAACAGGCATCACTGCTGCTGAATACGACTGGAAGCAGTACGCTGCTTCAATCGCAATCAGCGGTATTGAAGAAGCGAAGAACAACGGTGAACAAGAAATCATCAACTTGTTGGAAGCCAAAATCATGCAGGCTGAAGAGTCAATGCGTGAAGGTTTCAACGACATGTTCTACGCAGACGGAACTGGCAACAGCGGCAAGGACTGGAACGGTCTCGGTAACATTATTGAGGCTTCAGGAACTGTCGGTAACATCAACCGTGCAACTGCTGGTAACGAGTACTGGCGTTCATACGAAGAAAACACCGCAACTGCTTTGACTATCGCTCAGATGGCTACAGCATACAACACGGTGTCGGTTGGTAACGACCACCCAGACCTAGTTCTCACAACTCAAACATTGTTTGAGAAGTATGAGGCTTTGTTGCAACCACAGTTGCGCTACACAGATGCTAAGACAGCAGATGCTGGTTTCCAGAACCTTCTGTTCAAGGCTGCACCTGTAGTGTTTGACACAAGTTGCACCGCTGGTGTAATGTACTTCATTAACAGCAAGTACCTCACACTTGTTGGTCACTCAGGTAAGTGGTTCCAGCAAACAGAGTTCGTGCGCCCAGAAAACTTGGATGCACGTTACGCTTTGATTATGTGCTACGGCAACCTCACTTGCCGCAACGCTAAGAAGCAAGGCAAACTCACAGCAAAAACCGCCTAATAACGGTTATGTTGGGGTTGGGAACAACCCGCAATATGGTAGGGGGAGAAAAGCCCCCTACCATTTTTGCTTTATAGGAGTTTTATGCCCAAAGGGATTGATATAGATAAAATTGTTGCGGAGGTTTTGCGCAACTTGGGAAAGTCTGGTGTTGTTGATGATGCAGCCAAAATTGGTGGCAATGTAGTAGATAACATTTCTAAAGCATTGTCTGAGGCAACAGGTAAAATTCGTAAACCTAAAACACCTAAGACACCTAAATCACCTAAGAATCCGCCTGCTGGTGGTGTTGCAGTGCCTAAAACGCCTAAGGGTCCAAAGCCTAAGGGTCCAAAATCGGGTTCGGCTGACAAATTGGAACGTGAAGCCCAGCGCAAAGCCGAACGTCAAGCAAAAAGTGATGCTTGGGCTAAACAACGTGAAGCATACAATCAGATGAAAGCCATTGAACGTCAGGAACGTAAAGCAGCAAACAGGGCTGAATGGGCTAAGATACGTCAAGAAAAATTTCAAGGAAATATCACTGAAGCCGTTAAAGCAACTTCACGTGGTCGTAGCCGCAACAAAAAGAAAGGCGTAAAATAATGGCTAAAGCACCTGACAAATTGCCTTTGGATGATATTATTAAGGCTGTTCTTAAACAAGTACGTAAAGCAGAAAAGAAAGTTTACAACAAGGTAGAAAAAGTTGCTTTAAATCGTGAGGTTCGTAAACAAATTCCTCGCAAAATGGTTCCTGCTAAAGATGATAGAATGTTTTATCGTGCCGAAAGGGCAAGAGACATTATGAATGAAGGTGGACCATTTGTTACTAAAGCAGCAAAAGGAAAACGTTAATGGCTAGAGGTGGTTCGTCCATTGACGATATCGTAAAAGCGGTAATGGCACAAATTGCTAAAAGCCGCCCCGATGTTGTCTCTGCTGCTAGAAGTACAGCAGATGATGCTGGCAAACTTGCCAGCAGTGCTGCATCAGCAGTTAAAAAGGCTTTAGGAAAAAGTAAACCTAAAGTTACTAGCAAAACAGCAAAGACAGTAACACCAAAGCCAAGTAGGTCGGCTTCTAGACCGATGACTAAAGAAGAACGTCGTTTGGCTAACAAGAAGGCTGATGCCGAACTTCGTGCTAGTACTGCTGATGCCCGTGCTGAAGCCCGTGCTAAAGCAAAGGCTGAACGTAAAGCCAAAAATCGTGAAGAATTTTTGCGGGAAGAAAAAAAGGCTATTGATGAAAGATATACTGCTAGGACTCAACGCCGTCTTGCTAGTGTTGCAATTAATCAGGATTTGGCTAAAAAGTTTGACGCACTTGAATCTGCTCAAAGAGTTTTAGGTAATCGTAGTGGTAGTTTTGAAGATAAACTTGATTATGTTGTAAAGAAACGTTTAGAGAAATTGAAGTCTGAAGGTTATGTGCTTGATAAAAGCGAAATTAAGGCTTTGAAAACTGCTACTGCTGAAGATTTGAAAGCAAAGGCTATTAGAACTAAAACAAATCTTACTCCTGCTATTGCGGATAGGATTGAAAAACTTAAGAAAATGTCTCCTGCGGAGTTGGATGTTGAGGGCGCACGTATGGCTTTTCGCCGTAATCTTAAGGATGTTAAAACTGGTCGTGTTCCGAAAGATACTCGTAGTTCGGCTCAGATTGCCCGTGAGAAACGTATAACTGAACAGTATGAGGCTGCTGAAGCGGCGAAAGCAGATAAGGCACGTAATCGTGTTACTAGTAATACTTCTCGTCCTAAGAAAGAATTAACTGCTGAAGAGATTGCTGAAAATAAACGTTTTTATAATAAGAATAAAGGCAATAAACCTAAGCCGCAGCCAACAAAAACTCCTAGTCCCGTTTCTTCTAAATGGGATGAAGAGTTTGGTCGTTCGCAAGAATTTTTGTCAAAAAATCCACCTAAAACTTTGCCTGACCGTAATGCTTTTGGTATGACCCGTGAAGAGTTTGCTGCTTATAAAGCAAAACAAGCAAAAGGTGCTAGAGTACCGAAGAAGAAGTAATGGTTACGCCACGTAATCAACGTTATAAACGCAAGGTTAATTCTGCGTTGGATTTATCTAAGATGGCTGCTGACCCTAAAGGGTTTGAGTACGAACAACGTACTAAATCTATTATTGAAACAAAACCTGGTTTTGGACCATTTAATGATGTGGTTAATTTGTCGGGTGTTGTTCGTTTCGGTAAAGAAAATTTGGATGCACAATTGGCTGATTTGTTGAGGTGGAATAAGAAAAGTCCTGGTATTGTGCGTGCGGAAGACAAGTATGGTCAAAAGGTGTCTTTTGCTGGTGAGTCTTTATTGCCATTGAATCAGTTGGAAAATATTTTAACTGGTAAGGGAACTAAGGGTGACCTTCTTAATGCTTGGTTGTATACTCAAAGAGGTGGTGCAACAGCAATGAAGGGTTTGGGGTTGCTTGCAAAAGGTGTAACTAAACCTGTTGGTGCTTTAACCCGTAAAGCCAGTGTGGGTAACAAATATGGTCGTAAAGTGTTAGAAAAAGTATTATCGGCATTACCTTAAGGAACGGATATCCATATTATGATGAGCAACGCAATCCCAGCATACGCATTATACGGCAAACCAGTAGACCATCACAGGCTTTCAGCGGTTGCTGATGCGCCGTTGGCGGCTGCCAGCGGCGAATATTTGGGTCGTGGGAACAAATGTATGGGCAATGACGACACTTGTGGCGCTAACCGTATGAAGGGACAGGAGTTGTGTGTCGGGCATTACCGTCAGGCTGTCAATTTGGCTGAATTGGCTGAACAAATTGAATCCGAGGAGTAATAATGGCATACGCAACAATGACAGCAACAACGTTGCGTCAAACCGTCCGTGACATCACAGACCTAGATTCGGAAGACCTACCAGATTCGTTATTGAATGTTTATATCCGTGACGGATATTACCGTATATTGGATATGGAAAAACGTTGGTCTTTCCTAGAGAAGTCGTTTACTTTTAATACTGTTGCTGAGCAACGTGAATATACTATTAGTGCTTTTACTGCTGACCCTATTGGTCAGATTATTTCTATTGTTGACCCAACTGGTACGGGTTTGCGGTTGGAGATGGTTGGGCATGATATGGCGGAGAACACATATATTGGTTCTTATGATACGTCTAGTGACCCGTTGTTTTATTCTATTTGGGAAGGCAAAATTCATTTGTTTCCTAAACCGAACGATGTTCGCACTTTGAAGGTGCGGGCTTATCGTGAGCCGATTGATTGGGTTACTAGCGGTGGTGCTGTTGATGCCAGTCCGTCTTTGCATTTTCCTTTGGTGTATTATGCTTGCAGTCGTGTGTATCAACGTCTTGAGGATACGGTTATGGCGCAGGAGTATAAGCGTGCTTTTGATGAGGGTGTTGTCTTGGCTAAAGAAAATATTATGAAACCTGCTAGTCATGCACATTTGCGTTTATCTCAGGGTCAAACTTCTGGTCGTCCAACCTTTCAGGGTTGGATGTTGAACATGGGTAAGGATTTGGCGGATAATGGCTAAAGTTCGTGTTCGTGAACTGAAAGATTTTACTGGGGGGCTTAACTTTCGTGCCGACCAGTTTCAGTTGGCTGATAACGAATCTCCTGATATGTTGAATGTTGAGATTGACCCACGTGGCGGTATTTTTAGTCGTGGTGCTATGAGGCGTATTAATACTACTGCCGTGTCTGGTACTTGGTCTCCGCAAACTTTAATGCCGTTTTATGGTGCTAGTAATCGTATAATGTTAAGTACAGCCACTAGGGTTTATTATTCTTCTGGTGGTAATTTTACTATGTTGGAATTTGCTGCTGGTAGTCCTATTACTATTGCTAATACTCATGGCGCAAGTTTTGCGCCTTGGGGCGATAAAATTTATATTTCCACTGGAACAACTGGTAATGGTGGCTATGTTTGGGATACTGCCAGTACTTATGCTACAGCGTTGACAGCAAGTGGTACTAATCCGCATGATTGGCAAACTACTCCTGACCCGACTTTGCGTAAGATGCCAACTGCAGAGTTGTTGCATGTTCATGCAAACAAGATGTTTGCTGCTAACGTGAAAATTGCTGGTGTTTATTATCCGAATCGTTTGCATTGGTCGTTGGAAAATGCGCCTGAGAACTGGGCTTCGGCTGATTATATTGAGATTAATGGTGGCGGGGACCGTATTACTGGTTTGGCTACTGTTGCTGGTCAGTTAATTATTTTTAAACCTAGCGCCATTTATGCTTTGTTTGGTTATGATTCCGATAATTTTCAGGTTGTTGAGGTTTCGTCAAGTCTTGGAACAGATTCACCTCATTCTGTTGCGGCAAGTGACAAGGGTGTGTATTTCATGTCGTATCCTGAAGGTGTTTTTTATTATAATGGTTCTAGTATCGTTGATATTTTTAAAAACATTAAACCTATTTTTGATTTGGGTTATATTTCTGTTGGTGTTGATGATGCGTTTCATTTGAGTTGGATAGGTCAACGTTTGTGGATGTCTGCACCTTATTCCCGTAATGGTGTTGTTACTAATTCTACTGTCAATTTTGTTTTTGACCCAAGTATCGGTGGTAATGGTTCTTGGATGCAGTTCTCTACCGCCGATGGTAAAGGTTTGACTGCTGGTTGTGAATGGCATAATTCATCTAATGTCAACTATCGTTTGATGACTCATCCTACCCAACCTTATGTTATTCAGGTTGATATGTATGACCAAGAGGTTGATAATATTTCTGGTTCGGAAGTTAATTATACTAGTAAGTATCGTACTAAATGGTTTGATGCTGGTTCGTATACTCAACGTAAAATGTTTCGCCGTCCAGAGTTTGTTATTAAACAGTCTGCTGTTACGCAAACTATTGGTGTCAAAGTTTACCATGATTTTGATGAGGCTGAAGGTAATGAACGTAGAACTTTTAATTTAACACAATCACCTGTTGGTGCTGGAATGGTTTGGGGGACTAGTAATTGGGGAGATAATTGGTCTACTGGTGCTATTAGTTCTTTGCTTATTACTGGAAACAATTTGGGTTTAGCCCAAACTGTTCAACTAGAATTTAACGGTCCTGTAGGACAGTTATGGGGAATCAATAGTATCGGATACAAATATCAACCTAGACAGGTTAAAGGATAACAATGGCTACACTTACTATTCCAAACTCTTTTGTTAACGGCACAGCCGCTATTGCAACTGAGGTTAACGCAAACTTTACAGCAATTAAAACATTTGTTGAATCGTTGGCGGCTGGCACAAACATTGACGCTGGGGCTATAAACTCGGCTGCAATGTCGTCAACAGGTGTAACTGCTGGCGTGTATACAACAGCAAACATTACGGTTGACTCGGCTGGTCGTTTAACAGCAGCATCATCAGGCACAAGCGGAGTCACTGGAGACAGCGACCAACTTGTTATCGGTTCACAGGTGTTCAGTTAATGGCTTGGTCTGTTGTTTCTTTGTCTCTGCTGACAAGTGTTGACAAAAATATCTTGCAGGATATTTTTGTGTCACTTCAGGCTGAACTGGAACGTTTACAAAAAGAAATAGATGAATTAAAACAGTTGAAAGCAACTAGGTAACATTATGTCAATGATAGACGCATATTACGGTGATTACGGGATGGCTGAAGCGTCTGCACGTAAACGTCGTGCCGCAACTTCAATAGCAAACCAACAAGCAGCGTTTCTTGGGCAGCAACGTGGCACACGGAACATAGCGGATTTAACACGTAAACTAACTGAAGGTTTCCGTCCCAAAATGGCGGGTTATGGTCAACGTGGTTTGGCTGGTCCTGGGGTGGCTTCAGGTATTCAACGTTCAGGTTTGGAACGTTATGCTGCCGATATGCAACGTGCGCTTGCTGACGAAACACAAATGTTGCAAGATGAACAGAACCGTATTGCTATGGCTGAAGCACAATCTCAGGCTGACCTTGAGGATTATTTGGCTCAGTTACGTTTACAGAAACAAAGAGACATTATTAGTTCGGCTACTGCTCTCAAGCAGTATGCTGCTTACTAGGAGGTATTATGGGATTTACATTTAATTATCAACTTGGTCAGTGGGTTACTACACAAGATGCTAGTACTCCTAGTGGGGCAACCACAACTACATTGCCTTCTACAGCAACGACAAGACCGACAACTACTACAACTTTACCATCTGGAACTAAACCGCCAATTACGGTTACTTCTACTGGTTCAACTGGTGGTTTTGATTTAAATAAAGAAATAGCCAAAATTGATGATGCAGCAAAAGCCTATTTGGAAGCAACTGGTAGTGAACCAAGTACTGCTTGGTATACGGCACGTTTGTTGCCAGTTCAAACATATTTAACTAATCAAGAAGCACAAAAACAGGCTGCTGCTGACCGTGCAAAAGACATTGCCGACAGGGCTTATCAAGATAGGGTTCGTGCGGAAGAAAATGCACGTGAAGATAAATACCGTCAAGCACAACTAGATTTGCAACGTGCTGCTGCTGGTAGTTCTGCTGCTGCTCGTGCGCAAGAACGTTTGGATGCTTTGGCTAGAGAGAAACGTGACCGTGAGTTTCAATTAGCGCAAGAGAATCGTCAAAACCAGTTTGCTATTGATGCAGAGAATCGTGCTGCTGCACGACAAGATGCACTTGAAGCAGCGGCACGTGTTCGTGGCATACAAGGTGGTGAGGCTGCTGCAAGAGTTTTGGAGTCGGCTGCTGGTTCTCGTACTTTGGCTGGTTTGCAACGCATTAAAGAACTTTATGACCCGATGGAAAAAATGACCAATGATGAATTTGCTAATCAATTAGATTTACTTAGCAAAGATTTTGAAATGGCACGTGGACAGGTTAGGGGTGCTGGTGAGGATTTCCTTAAATCGTTTGTTGATAGTGTTGCATATCAGAATGTTCCTATTACTACATTGGAAGCGCCAACAAATCCTTTGTTGGCTGCATTACAATCGCAGGGCGCTGGAACTGGTGAAGTTAAGGCTGTCAGTGATTTTGCTAAACAGTTTGCTACAAGTACATCTGACTTGGGTAAGTGGGCTGCTAGTCAATTAAATATTGGTCAACAAAACTTTGATATCGCTGCCAAACGTGCCGCTACTGGTGCTACGGCTGCTGCTCTTCAGGGGTTGGCTGGTCAGGAACCACGTATTAAGGCTGGTATGCAGGCTGATGTTAATAGACGGTTGCAGGAAATTGCTATGCAACGTGCGCAAGCAGCAGAGAATGTTTATAGCCGTGAACAGGATGCCCTTGACAGGGCTGCGGCTATGCGTGCTGAAACGTTGGCTAAGTATGGTCCAATGGAAGAAACTAAAAAGCCTGAAGAGGTTAAAAAACCTGAAGATGATGCAGCAGCGGCGGCTGCCGCACTTGCCAAAAAGAAGGCTGAAGAAGAGGCTGCTAAACGGGCAGCAGGTATTGCTTCGGCTAAGGCTGCTAGAACTTCCGAGTTTTAGGAACGGGTATCCTTATTATAGGGTACTAATTTAAGGATTTTCATGGCAACTGGCATAACACGTTCACCGTTTGTTAAAAAACAAACTACAGACTACGGTTATGGCAAAGACAGTGAAGGTAATACTACCTATACTGATGCGAATGGTGTAACAACAATTGTTGTCCCTGCTGGTCAATCACCCAGTTTAAAGAAAGAAAAGTCTGCGTTAGGTAAGGCTGTTAATAAGGCTGGCGCATTGACACGTTTTTTGCCTTTTCAGCCACAGGCACAAAAAGATATTCTTGAAAGTTTACAGCAGTTAAAAGAAACTGGTAAAACACCTTCTAGTGTTACGGGTGGAATATTTAATACTTTGGGTCAAGTTATTAATTATACTGTTGGTGAGGGACCTAAAGAAATTTTGCAAGGTCTCGGTGAGGCGGTTAAACCCGTACAACGTTATGGTCAGTCTGCTATTAATGAACTTGCTGAGGGTCTCACTCAGTTAACTCGTCTTGGTTATGGTGAACCTTTATATTATAAGAAGGGTGTTTATAAGGGTCAAAAAATTGAGGCTAGTTGGAAAGATTTTGTTCGTCAAGCAAAAGACCCTAAGTTTAAATTGTTTGGTAAAGAATCTGTTACTGGTATGGGTGGTGTTGCTGGTGGAACTTTACAGTTTATTGCTGATGTCACTACCGACCCAACAACGTATGTTGGTTTGCCTGCAAGTCAAGCATCCAAAGCAAATAAAGTTGCGTTAGCAACCAGAGTTGCAACAGAACTATATCCAAAGTATCCTGAACTTAAATCTATTCCTAATTTGTTGGATAATATTGTTCGTTATGGTGCTGTTGAATTACCTGATTATGTTCGCAAAAATGAAAACATTTTTGTTGGCGTAAAATATATGGGTTACGAAATCAAAAATAGTAGCGCCATTGCTAAAGCATGGCGACATACTTTGGGAGAAGTTAGTCCTGCTATTGGTGATGTTCTTTATAAATATAAACCTAATTGGGCTGTAAAAACTGCTCGTGGTGGTGTCGCACCTTTGGTTGCTCAGGGTGTGGGGCGTGGTATAAAATCTGGTGACGATTGGATTAGCACATATCTTGGTGGTATAGCAGAACATTCTGCAAGCATCAGGTCTAGAGGTAGGGCTGCTCTTTATAGTCAAACACAGTTATCTAAAGGTTATGGAATTTTGCGTGCGATTGAACAACTACCTGATGCCGCACAACAAGAAGTATACAAAATTATTGAAAACCGTAGTCCTGTTTATGCAAGCAGTCAAGAAGTTCAAGACATTGCTGATGCTTTCAGAAAATGGGATGATGAAGCATATCAAGCAGTTGACGACTACAGAGTTCAACAAATTCGCAACAAGTGGGGTGCTTTACCAAATGAACTTGGTGTAATAGACGACCACTTGTATCACTCCATGACCCCTGAAGCACGTGATTGGATGATGTCCGAAGGTTATAAGAGTGGCTGGTTTGATGACCTAGATTTCAGTGGTGCAGATATAGAGACAGGTAAAGGTATTTCTAGTCATCGTAAGTTGCGTGACGCAACGTTTGACGCAGAAGGCAACCTTGTCCATGCTGAAAAGTTTATGGGCGAAGATGTTATTGTTGGTAGCATTGAGGCTATCAACGAAATTTCTATGCGCAAAATTGGTATTCCTTGGTTCAAAACAGATGTTCCGACTATTATGATGGACAGTTTACATTCTTATAGTAGAATGATGGAACGTACGGCATATTATGACAGAATGATGGATTTTGGTCCTGCTGTTATTAAACCTTTAATTAAACATGTTGTTCCTGACGCTGCGCTTGTTGCAGAACTTGAAGATGTTGCAACGAAGTTGCTTGCTACGCAACGTTCGTTGAAGAGTCGTATTTCTCGTGGTGTAAAGAAATTAGCGGGGACAAAAGAAGCGGCTGCAACAGAGTTGGAGAATGTTTCTCAAATTGCTATTGATGTTTTGTCAGGCAAAATTGCTCAAAGGGTTGGTATTACTGCCGAAACTGAAACAATTTTGAAAGAAATGGCAAAAATTAAAAAGACCTTGAATAAGGCAACCAAAGCCGCAACAAAACTTAAGGCTGAACTTAAAGGTGAATCTAACGATGTTATAATCAGTTTGGTTAAACAGGTTGATGCTTTTGAGAAAGCATTGGCTGAAGGTACTGCTGACCGTTTTGTTACATTACAGGAACTTCATAAAGAGTATTTGTCGTGGTATCCTAATGCTAACGATTTTGAGGGCAAGAGTGCGGAATGGTTGGCTGAACGAATTGTTCGTGCTGCGGGTGGCGCAGACGCTATTGAGGCTCGTGAAGCGAGCCGTGTTGCACAAAACAACTTTATACGTGAGCAAATAGACGCATTACCTGAGACATCTATTGAAGAACGTCAATTTTTGGAAAACAAGTTGATTGAAAATGAAACAGAACTTGAAGCAATTCAACGTATAAACGATGTAAAAAACAATGCAACTTATGCTAGTGAAGGTTGGATTTATGGTTTTGTTCCCGACACTAGTGGTGAACCTGTGCCGTTCCAAATTTTCACAACCGCACCTATGGATAATGAGTTTGGTACATTTAGCCAAATGGATGATGCTATTGCTGGTCATGCTATTCCTGAGAGTGAGTTGTTGGATTTGCGTGACCCTGAAACTTTTTCTGCTTTTTTAAATCCAGAATTTTGGGCTGACGATTTAAATAAAGCATGGCGACAAGTTGGTATAACGGAGTATATATCTGAGTCCGATATTGCTAATATGATTGAAAATAATGGTGTTTTGGATGAAACATTTGTGCGAGTTAATCCAGAAAAAGCAGAACTTTTGTCTGGTTTATGGGATATGAAAACTCGCATTGATGTTGCTAGGGCATCTGGCAATATTGAAAAATTGACCCATAATGAACTTGGACAGTTTTTTGAATGGTTTAAAGATGTGCAACAAAGGATTGCATATTCTTTCAGCCCTGATAATTCTGATGCTGTTGGTGGTATTGCATCACAATGGTGGTTTAAAAACCTTGTTGATGATGCGGCAGGTAACGGCTATAAAGGTGTGTTGATGCCCGCATCAAATATTTTTGGTGACGGTTACCATTTTGCTTCAGATGAATGGGCTGTGTTGGTTCCCGATAATTGGAAAACACCCAAGATTGGGCAAGCACCAACCGACCCTTGGCAAACTGTTAAAGGTAACAAGTTTTTACAAAACTCGCTTGATTCCACTATGGAAATGCACCAGTTGTCTTTGCTGGATAATAACGAGAAACTTCGCAACATGGGTCTTGATGTTGAGGAATCGTTGGCTAAACGTTCCGAACTTACCGCACAGTTGGAAGAAACACAAAAACAGGACACTGCTTTCCGTACTTTAATGGAATTGCGTAATACTAATAATGTTTTGGTTGACGGCAAGTATGTGCCACGTGAGCAAGTTTTAGCAAAACTTGCAACTGCTGATACGGAATTAAAAAAGGTTTATGACAGCATAGACAAAGAAGTCAAACAGCAGATTGAGGCAAAGTTTGGTGTTGCAGAGTTGAATACGCAACGTTTGAAGTATGAGGAACGTTTGCCCATGTTGTTGGACCAAGCAAAGGTTTTGGAAACTTGGACTGAGGGTGCTGGTGCTGGTTTGAAGCAGGAAATTCAGGACATGATTTTGTTGATTAAGAGTAAACCTGCTAAGGGTTCTACTGGTGCAAGCAATGCTGCCTATGTTGATAAAGTGTTGAAATCTATTGAGACTAGTAGTTTGATTGATGACCCAAAAGTTGCTGAGGCTTATGACCGTGTTACAACCATATTGCATGCTGATGAGTTGAAGTTGGCTACCGTCAATGAAGAACTTGAACAAAGTTTGGATTGGTTGCAGATGGCTCAAATGGGTTTGTTGAATGGTAAACTTGTTAATGATGTTGCGGAAAAAGGTTGGCAAGAAATCAAGGGTATGGGTTTGCAGATGCCTAAAGAGGTTTTGGATGTTTGGGGTCCAAACATTAAGAAACTTCTTAATCAGGTTGAGTTTAGGGATTGGATGAAAAACCTAGACAGGGTGAATAACTATTGGAAACGTTGGGTTACTAGTACTGTTGGGTTCTTTGTTCGTAACGGTTTTTCGGGTATGTTTATGAATTATGCTGATGGTGTCACTAATGATGCTATTGAACAGGGTTTGAAATGGGCTGCGTTACAGAATGAAACTAAACGTGGTATTGCTAAGGGCGATATTTTTGCTAACTGGACTCAACGGGCTAAGATTACTGACCCGAACGAGTTGGCTAAAGCGGAATGGGTTACTCAAGTTGTTTTGGCTACAGGGCATGGTGTGACCGATGACTTTGCAGCGCCTACTATTGGTCGGCGTGGTGCGGTGTTGACGGATAAATATTTCCAGTTTTTTAATCGTAAAAATAAATTTGTTGAACGGGCGTTACGTTTGCCGATGGCAATAGATTCGTTTAACAAGGGTCAAACTTTTGATGAGGCTGTGGCACGTATTAATCGTATTCATTTTGATTACAGTGATTTGTCTAAGTTGGATAAGGTTGCAAAACGGGTTGTACCGTTTTGGGTTTGGACAAGCCGTAACGTTCCGTTGCAATTGACGCAAATGGCGGCACGCCCTAAAGCATATTATGAATATGAGAAAGTCAAAAAGTCTTTTCCTGTTAACCCTAATTTGATTATGCCTAAATGGATTGCCGACAAGGATGCTTTGGGTATTATGGGTAATTGGGTGTTGACACCTGATTTGCCTCATATTCGTTTGGCGCAACAGTTGCAATCTATTACAACACCTACTGGTATTTTGGGGCAGGCAGCGTTGCCGTTCCGTTTGCCAGCAGAATTGTTGGCAAACAGACAACTTGGTATTAGTACTGGACCATTCCGACAAGACGAAGTTAAGGGTTATACTGCTCTTATGGCAAAGTTTATAGGTCCATTGATGGGTACAAAATATGTTTATTACGATAAGAATAAGAATCTTGTTATGGATTCACGTGTAAACTATATTTTGGAACAGGTTTTCCCTGCATTGGGACAGTTCAATCGTATTACTGGTGGTGTGTTTGGTGGCAAAGATACGTTAGAAGAACGTATGGTTTCTAGTTGGTGGAACTATTTTGGTGTGCCAGCACGTGAAATTGGTGAGAAACAGCAAGAATCTGAAGTTGTGCGTAGAAAATGGGTTGCTAGCCAGTTGGTAAAAGATTTGCAAAAACTCGCTAATCAAGAACAAGCGCAAAAGTTAGAAGAACAACAACCTTAATTATCGTGCAAGTTTAATGCTTGTGTTAATTCGGCTATAATTTTAGAGTATTCAAACCAACTTTTGTTCTTGGCGATTTCATCGCCAGATTGCGCACGTAAATATAATTCAACGAGTTCTCGTGCAGCAAGGACAGAGATGACGAACTCTACTACGAATCCGTCACTGTCGTCTTTGATGATGCTTGTGAATATGCCTTCTAGTTCGCTAATGTCGTCTTTGTCAAATAGGTACATTAGTTCGTTTAGGTCTTCGGGGTCCCAGTTGTGTTCGCTAGATGTCACGGAAATGTTCCAGTTTGCGTATTGCTACTTCTAGGTCGTTTACTTTGTTGATGAACGTTTGTGGCGAACCGTAACGTTTCAGTTCTTTTTTCATAACGGCTAGTTCGTGGCGGAGTTTGTCTATGTTAGTTACTTGGGGTAATTTGGTCATATAGTTGTTGTGCGATTCCTTCTACAATTTGGTCTATTTCTAAACCGTTTTCGGATTTGAAGTCTTTTCCTAAGATGTCTCGCATTACTACGATAACACCCATCAGGGTTGAGATTATGAACTCTGTGTTGATGAAAATTTTATCTTCACCTATTGAGTATTGTGTTCCTTCTTTGCCGTATTTTGATTCTGTTTGTTCACTCATTCTGTTTCCTCTATGATGTCGTAACTTGAATATGACATTGATAGGACACGCCCGTTGGGGGCGACTGCTATCCATGTCGGGGCATCGCTATCACAGTAACAGCCGATAGTACGTTTTTCATCGTTTTGAAAAACGTGTCTACAGTTGTTACAGCGAACTGTAACCATTATCGTTTATCTCCTTTCAATGGCAACTTAAACGAATCTTCGTTCAACATAATTGATATCATGGAATATCCAACAATATCAATGTATGAATCCACTAGTGATTCGTTTGTTGGTTTACTACGTTTACTCAGGTTGTCTATGCGTGCAATTTTGTCGCATATGCGGATAGCAACACCGATTATACCGAAGTTGGTGATGTTGTTGTGTCCGTAGTCGTGTTGTTTACGGCATAACAGTTGCACCATTTCATCATGTTCAAATGGTGGGTGATTATCCAATAGCCATTGTAATGCTTGTACGCCTGCACGTTCTAATACTAGGACTGCTAGTTCGGTGTCGGATTCTTCTGCGTTACCTAGTTGTAAACTTTTTATCCATTTACTGATATAGGTTTCTATTGGTTTAAACATTTTAGGGTCGGGTAATGTTGTTGATGCTTCTTGTCGTAGTTTCGTGAGTGCCGCATCAGCCGCTTTGTTGAATGTGGTGTATGTTGGTTTCATTTAATCTCCTATGATTCCGTATTTGTTGTTTAATATTTCCATGATAACTGGATTCTGTTTCAATAATATTTCTAGTTTGTTTACTGCCGATTTTGTTTTACGCCAAGCATGCGACTTCGCTGATATACCCACTTCACGGGCTGCTTCTTGAAATGTTTTGCGTTCATAGTAAATCAAGTATATCATCTGCTGGTCAGTCTCGTCCATAGATGCAACTGTTTTAGCCACAGCGTCAAGCAACACAATGTCATCATCATAGTCATGTGCAACCGCATACGGTTGCATCAACCACTCTATATCGTTTGAGTGATATTTCTTTTGGTTAGGGATATCTTCAGGAATCATATTTTTCGTTTATCATCATGTCCATAACGTCCTCAGGTTGTAACAAGTACCCCATGCTGGGGTTACCGCTACGCCACGCAAACTTATGGTACGCTTTCGGATTGAATCTGTCTTTGTTCGCTTTCAAATAACGTTTCAATCTTGGCACAGACACAATGACGAACGCACCATCTAAAGCGTACACATACACCCACCATTCCGCTTTTGTCACCGCTAAACCTGATGGTTGCCATAATGGTTCCCCGTTGTCGTCAAGACGGCGACGGGGATTCTGAACCATTTCAACAACCATACGACCATTACGGTAACGGTCAGTTTTAACTTCAAACGCACCACTACTAATTTTTTCTAGAAATTCGGAAACAAGTTTCTCACCTTTGTGACCAAACGACAGGTCTGTTTGCCAATCGTGGGGCATTGGTCCAATATCGTAATCGGATTTTTTACTCATTCTTTAAACCCAACTATGACGGTCACTTGTTTATCATCTTCCCATGCTGTACCATTTAAGCCGTCCATCAATAACTTTATGTAGTTATCTAGGTCGCCACGCAACAGCGTTGGCGTATCGGATTCAATTGGTCGTAATTCAATAGCGATGCCCTCTTTTTTGAACGTGCAAGTCAACATTACTTCACCTTCATATTTCGGTCCAGTGTATGCTGTGCGAATAACATCTTCCGATTCTAGGGTGCGGGCTGGTGTATAAACACGTCCACGTCTAGTCATGCGTGGTCGCCCCTTGGGAATAGGTTTTGTTTTTATGAATTGTCTATGTTTTTTCATGTTTTCCTAGTCTGTATAAAGGTGTGGAATGGTCCGCCAGAACCGTTGTCAAATCTGGCGCTGATAGTTAATGACTTTATTAAAACACGTTTCGCTGATGCTTGCACTATTTTTTTGTTGCTGGCATACATTTGCATAGCACCTAAACCATAATGCGCACCCGACCCGATGGCGTACAGATTGTTTGTGTCCATTTCTGTACTATAGTCTGCGTCTATTTGATAGATGACACCGTTGGCGCACACTAATGAATCTATTGATGCTTCTGCTGGATTGGATTCGTATTGCGGTAGTCCTAAGCCGTTTTGTTCTAAACATTCTCTGTAGGCTGGTATGAATTGGCTGACCATAAACTTTGTTAGTTTTATACCGCCAAGTTTGGGAGGGAGTTGCGGCGGATTAAACACGTGTTGTATAATGTTTGCGCCACGTGTGTCGCCTGCTACACCTATGAAGTATTTGCCTACGGTGATTATTTTTGATTGTGTCATTTTGCCGACACGTCCGTAGTCGTCTGTCCATTGGCTGTCTGAACCTATAGCGCAGTAATCTTCGCCTTGTATTGCTAGGATTGTTGTCATGAGTGTACTCGTATCACTAGTTTGTCTATTTCTAGGTCGCCGTTGGGACGTAGATGATATTTACCCCACCGCCTGTCGGCGGTTTTGATAATGATTTTGGTTTGACTAGGGTTGAGTCCTGATTTGACACACTCGTAACCAAGTTTGGCTAGGGTTGATGAACGGTCTTTGGACGGTAGTGGTCCGTCACGCCAAATGACTTTGCCTAGCGGAGACAGAACTTGCATAGCCTCGTCTAATGTGGCATCATATTCTGTGTGCATAATCCCAGGTGCGGGTTTAATTACAGGTTTATAATGTGCCGCAAGGCGGGCGATGTCGGCTGGTGTGGTGCGATTAGCGATAGCCATAGAAACAAAGTCGCAGATATGTAGAACTGATTGGAAGTCGTTGGGGTTTAGAACTCGTTGGTTGTGTGTGGTGTCGTCAATATAATTTGGGTATGGTAGGCGAACATAGTTGCCGTATTGTCCGTGTTTGAGTGTGGTTTGTTTGGGGTTTACTTCTGTGGCTGGTACGTCAGCGACCTGATGCGCAGCCAATAGCATGTTGCGCATAATCTCAGCGGACACTGGTTCTGTGGCGAACACCCAAACATGGTAACCTTTGGAACGTGAACGTTCTATCCACGAGATGACACCACCTGCACGTAGTGCGTCATGTAACTGTCGGGCTTGATGTAAAGATTGTTCTAATCCTAAGTCAAAATCTGAACAGCCCCACACAACTGACGGTACACCGTTTATGGGTACAATCGGATATACACCGATACGTTCCGAACCGTTTAGGTGACGTTCAAATGTGCCACGATTAAGTGGTAGTTTTGCGCAACCGCCACTGTCTGTGCCGTAAACGTCACCACGTCCACGAAACAATTTAACATAATTGTCTAACAAATTTCCGTCTATCATATACCCCCTTTACCAATCTGTGAGAATTTCTTGCATGGATAATTGTTCTACTTCGGGTTGCACAATGTTTTCTTCAAGTCGGTATGGTAGCACCCCGTTCTCCAACCGTTTCAACCGACCTGTTCCTGCTTCAATTAAAAAGTCCATATCGTCCAACAGGACGGACGCAGGACGTTTACATTTAACCAAGTTTAACGTAACAGTATCCATGTGAATACGCAGATTGTATTGCAATTCTTCTATCTTGGACATGATTCGTTCAGCGTTTGATGCTTTATCTAATTTTTCTTGCAGTTCACGAATGTGTCCTTCTATTTCAAATCGTTTACGGCGTACACCAACAATGTGTGTTGCTTGTTGTTCACCACCGTAAGCACCTGAACTAATAGTCATTTTACGTCCGTCAGCACCTGCTGTACGGCTGGACTGGTGCAATACGATTAGCGGAATATTGTGACGTTTACCGAACGCTTTAATGCTGTTGGCTTTTGACGGTACGTCTTCGCCACCACCTGTAATCAAATCCAAGTAGTCCACAACGATTAGTTGTGGGTCACCTAGTACGTCTATTGTTTCCGATAATGCACGTTCCATTTCAATCAGCGACACAGTTTGGTCAAACACCGCCAAGTTCGGGAAATGTTCTAATGCTGTGTTGCGTAACAGTTCAATGGATTGTCTGTCGTTTTGTGATATGCGTTCTTCAAGAATGTTTGCGTCAATGCCGTGAGTTACGCAAGCAAGTTTAATCAATGTTAATGTTCGTGGCTCATCGGGACAAAAGTAGATTACACGTTTGTCTTTGTTCGCCACAAGAATCTGTAGCAACGCCAATGTTTTACCGCTATGACTATAGCCGTTTATAATGCACATCTCTGATGGTGCAATACCACGCATCTGTGCATCTATCTCATGGAAACCTAGATAGATTCTTTCTTGTGGTGATTGCGCCCAATGAACATAATCATCTGCGGCTTTATGTAATGGTGTGTAATACGCTAATGATGCCGTAGACAAGTCGGGCGTGGGAAGAATTTCCCCACGCCCCAACTTTGCCCAACGACCCACATAATCGGGGTCGGTCACAGGTTACCGCCTAACTCGTGGTTCCCAAAACGCTTCTGTACCCGTAGTGGATTTGAACCAAGGACGTTTAGGATTGACCGCTAAACCGTCACGGTTATCCCAAACTTCGGTAACACCTTTCTTTGCACATTCAGTATGCAACCATGCTGGGATTGGACCATGTTGCGTACCTTTGATACGAACCTGACCACCTTGCGCTGGTTGAAACACTGGCTGTGCTGGCTGTGTTACTACCTGACTATTCGGGAACGCTTGAACCAACATTTCTTCTTGCGTTGGTGCTTCGCCCGTCATACCCATTTTGGCAAACAATGCGTCTACCGTTGCGTCCAATGCCAAGACAAAATTAGCAATATTCATTTGAATATCATCTGTCTTTGGTGTTATATCAGCAGCAATCTTACCTGCAACCTGAATAACGATTGATTGGTCTCTGTTTACTGTAGTAATAACTATCTCCTATCTGTTTGTTGTTGTGAACTAACTATAGCATACCCTTATTCAACGTCATGGCAATTGAAAGCGCCTTTGCAGACACTCCAAAAAGAACACCATGACTCTGAACATAACGCACTTTCATCATTTGTTATCCATTGATTATCTACACCAGTTCGTAACGCCATATTTACAGCACCACGAACATGATGTTTTAACCAATTCCAATGTTCAGCACCCCGATAAATTGGCACAATCTGTGCCTTCGGGTCTAGTTGCCGAATCATTACACCATAATTAAACTTCGGTTGAACGTCCAACTGTTGAGATATCGCATAAGTATAAACAGTTGGTTGAATAGCGGACTTCTGTTTACTGGATTGACTATAGGTACGTTTAGCGGTTTTCCAATCCCAAACAAGACCGTCATCATCAACATAATCTATTGTACCTTCAAGCCATACAGCGTAACCGTTCACGTCAATGCCAAGCGGTGTTTTAAACGGCAACTCTGATTTGCCACCCAATTTTACTTTAGGTAAAATTGTATCGTAAAAAGCCTTTGACATTGATTCCAAATATTGTGGAATATCTTCCTGAACAATGTTTGTTTTCTTGTAGTTCGTTGTTTCTAAAGATTCATAATCATTGGCAACAACGTCTAACATATCAACAAACTTTGAAGCCGTTCCGTTTAGGACGGCTTCAATACCTGTATGGATTGCTGTACCTATAATAGTTGCGTCAGAACCTGTGCGGAACTCTGGACGAACTAAACCAAGTCTGGCACGTTCTGGGCAAATAGCCATATCACCAAGCCAAGACTGTCTGACATAAACTATTTTATTAAGTTCGTCTACCCGCATCATTTCTCCTTTAGATATTAAGTAATAGAATATAAATAAAAGTTAATACAATTACAGCATAGACAATTCTCATAGTCTACTTTCCAAATTAGGGAACTCTAGTTTAATTTTAGCCCATAACTTTTGGGCTTTTTCACTAGGGTCGTTTCTTATTTCATTGTAAACTTTCTTTTTATGTTTCCAAAGTCTTTCATTCATTTCTTCTACTGTTTCATTTTCTCTCATGGTTCTAGTATACCTTTCTGTTGTTTGACTTCTTGATGTCTCTGCTAACTCTGAACAGTTTTTTCCAATAGGTCATAGTGGTTTTGCCTGTTTGGAACAAACGGGCAATAGCGGAATAGTTCTTTCCTTCGGTTTCAATCATCAATGTACTAAAGTTCCGAAACTGTTCTTCGGTCATAACATGTTTATGTTTATTGACACTGACAGCACAGATGAACTGTTCCAATGAAACATTGAGCCGTTTCAATATATCTATAATGTGCAGCGATGGGTGCTGATGGGCGGCAGCCATTACACTGTCACGAATCAGTTTCCATTTCTGTAAATTGGTGTAGGATTCAGGGAACTGTAATGGCACAATGTCGGATTCATTAGCATAATAGATTCCGCCATATTCTGCCCACAGGTCGTGAACATATAGTAATGTTTCCAAATATTCTAGGATTGTTTCATCAGTCCATTCGTGACTTTTGACATAACCCAAGATTTCGGCTATTCGTTCACCCTGCCACATGTCAAACACAGCATCTTTAGATACCATGACTGACTTGGCAGGGCGAACGTCACATAAACATGATTCATCGTGTGTTGCCACACCGCATTGTTCTACGGTCATAATGACTCCTTTCGTAATTTTGTTATAAGTGTATTTAGTTGTTCTTCGGAACACAAAGATGATATACAGCCGACAAGATATTCAACGGCTAAATCACCCCACCCTGCTCGGGCTAATCGTGTTATCTCGTTTTCTTTGTTCATTTTATTGCGTCCCACCAATCATCTTCTTGTTCATTCTCAAACTCCACAATTAATTCTTCCATAATGCTATGTCCAAGTTCAATACACGCTTCCGATAGTTGTGTACCGATTTCTTCCATAACATAATCACATTGGTCGTCCGTCCAATCAGGACGGTAACCTTTAATATCTTCACCTAACCATTTAATGACTATCATTATTTATCTCCGTTTCTGTAGTTGTCCCAGTCTATCTGATATTCTATGTTTTCGTTTATTATATCTAGGTCATCGTGTAATGCGAACGCCGCAGCGCTGATGCCGTGCGTTATACGATTATCTAACAGTTCGTATAACAAAACTTCGGCTTCATCTTCATCATTTGCATATACATCAAACGAAATACTGAACGTACCACGATATAGATTCATTCCGATTCCTTTCCGAAACCGCTAGGTTTCTTAGATAAACGCATAACCCCATGCTTGGTACACATAGGTTTATCCGTCATGCGGACATGGATTTCAACACCATGCCTACACAACGAACATTCATAATAACCTTTCGGATATAACGTATTACCTTTAGGTGTTTTCATTATTTCTCCGTTTCTGTTTTAAGGAACTCCTCAATTTCACTAACCAACTGCACCCCATCTTCTTCCGCATTATAATCCTGAACCGCTTTCAATATTTTCTCCAATAACGTATTCATTTTCTCTATCGTTTCAGGTGTTCGCCCCTCGTTCTCAATATCTTCACCCATAGAGTTCATCACTTCCATGATTTCCTCTTCGGGAACAAGATTATGTTGAACAGCAAACTCCATAACACCAGCGATAAAAGTTGCTTCGTTATATGATTCGGCTACACGTTGCAAGAATCCGCTCATCAACCATTTGACAAACGTATCAGGAACATCACCGTCCTCACCGTCACCAGCATCAGTGACAACAACAACATTACCACGAATTTCCTGACGAAACAAAGCACTAGCAAGCCAATTCATTTCCGAATCCTTGACTAGTCCTTCATCATCGCAATAACCAACCAACTCAAACGGCTCATCGGTGTCACGTTTCTGCGCAAAAATACGCACAGCCTCAATGTTACCACCAACCAACGACTGAATTGATTCCAACCCATTAACTACAACAGGTTCAGGTTCAACACCCGTACCCGACTTCAATAACACTGCTGATACTGCACTCATTACATTACCACCCTTTCATAAGTAGTTTGATTATTATATTTATAACACATAACGCAACTAACATTTGATACGCTTTCGCAAACAAACGTTTACTAGGCGTATCATTCTCTAACCAGTATGCTATCCTTGACCACCATTCCTCTATCATATTAACCCCAATCCTGTAATTGTGGACATAATGAACTTCATACCATCTTCCTCAAAGTTGCCAGTGCCTGACTCAAAGTTATCAATCACAACGTCCGCATTAACATGCGATTTCAACTTGCAATTAGACGCTGAACCGTAACTTTTGCCAATAATTTTCTTAGCCTCACCCCACTTGGACATCTCCATATTAGAGAACGAGATACGCCTAAGCATAGACGGGTGAGCAATTGCGAACATCAAATTATCAATGTCCAACAACTGTTGCGAATCATGCAACTTCGTAAGCATACTATGATAATGACCACCACTAGCGGTTGCAATCTCGCTGTAGACTTCAACACCGACACCCATACGGTTAATGATATCAACCAACGAACATATCATCGCACCACGCTGACGGATTGTCTCTGCTGAAATATTGTAATTAACTGTACCATTAATTAACAATCGCACAACACGCCCCATGCGTGTTTGTGGCACATCAACATAATCAACCATACACTCAGGGTCGCCAATGAGATAACGGTCAATGTCACCTGACTCGCCAGTGATATTGAACTTAGTCTCAAACATGTTACCGAACGTAGCGCTAATGATATTGTCCAACGAGTTAATCAACTTATCAACTTCGGGACGTATCTCATGCCAACCACGTGTACCTAAATCGCAGGCTTCGTCCAAACTAGCGGAACCAGCCCAAGAGTTATTATCACGTTTATCGGACGACTTACGTTTCGTATTACTACGAGCATGCACCAGCAAATCCGCTAATGTGTCGTATTCCTCAGTCCAAACGCTATATGTTCCGTGTCCATTATATGTGTGCATAAACTGTCTCATAATATCTCCAATCGTAGTTGTTGTTGTTTCCCTAACTTTAACATACCAGTCCACGTCCGCAGGGAAGGAAACGAACGTGAACTGGTAGTCACGAACGTTACACTTCTACAGGCGCACCCTTAGGTACGATAACCGATTCCATAACCTTAGATACCACATCAGGCTTAACACCCTTGAGTAAACGCATATCAATAGCGTCCTGCCAAGTGAACCCACCTGCAAGTAACTTAGCACCACCAACACTAGCACGTGGCGACACAATCACTTTCAGACCGTGATTATCAACGTTACGGCGTGCAGTACGAACAATATGCAACCATGTTGAACCATGTTCCATATCCAACCCCGTACCACGCACCAACTCAGTCTCTAGGCGTTCGTCAATCTTAACGTGCATCATCGTGAATCGGTCAATCGTAGCACCATCAATCGGCGCACGACCAACATACTCAGCAGTAGCACCATTACCCCACGTGTTCGCCGCCGCAATCGCAACAAACTTCGGGTGACGCTTCACCATACCGTCAGGAAACGACATGCTATCGTTAGATAACGCATCATTCAACACGGTCAAAATATTCGGATTACTAGCATCAATCTCGTCCATTAAGAACACGCCACCGTGTTCATAACGGTCACGGAAACCCGTAGACTGATACAAGTTATCGCTAATAGCCTTGTAACCCTTGATATCCGCTTTAGACGACTGCGAATTGAACGGCTCGGCGCTAAACGCCAACCCCAACGATTCGGCAACCTGACGGGCAATCTTAGACTTGCCAACACCAGCGCTACCAGTCATCCACACATGTTCACCGCATGCAACCGCACGAAGAACCTTAGGGAATATCTCGTGAGTCAATCCTGTCACGGGACGAGTTTCACCTGTCGGCAAAACCACGTTAGTTACCAACGGACGAACATCACGCAACAACTCCATAACATGTAAACGTTCCCGCACCAACGCTGACTCAATCAACTCCTTAACAGCGTTTTCGTCCACGCCAACAGAACGCAAAGCGTCCTGAATCACGTCACGAACAGCGTTAGCAACCTTGTCACCTGTCGGCACAGACGGCGAAGCCGTAGGTGCAGACGCTGGTAACGGTTGTGTCGGTTCAGGCAACGGCTTAGCAACCAACACACACTCACCACGAGCCGCATATTCATTACATGCGTCCATAATGGTATTGCGGATTTCATCAACCGTTTTCGCCATCGGCTTACCAACCCACTTGCGGTCAAACACACGACTGTACATAGCAATCAACGTGTTTTTATCCAAATACCTAATTTGATACGGATATTCTCTCCCGTTCGGGAATTGAACAACCGCTACCTGTTCCGTGACATTAACACGGATAACATTCATAGCCTTCCCTGCCATAACATTACTCACTTTCTGCCCGATTAGGGCGTTTTGTTTATCCGATTAGCGGAATTGCTAACCGAAACCTAGTACTTCAACACGTCCGTCCACGTCCGTGCATTATTCGTTACGATACTTGAATACCGTTATATTCGTAACGTGGATTACCACCATTACGGCGATACTTCCACAAAGAACCCATAATCTTATTCATGCCCTGCTGGTCAGATGCACTACCCCAACCAGTAGAAATCGGCAAGAAAACCCACACATTCGGCTCACGCTCCGTGAAAAACCCCATAACCGTACCGTGATGCTTAATGTAACGCTCACGTTTTTTCGTGGCTTCATTCATCACATCGCAATAAGTCCACTTGCCACACTTACGCTCAGAACCCAAACGCCACCACTCACCTGATTCGTTCGGGTTAATAAATGCCAATTTCATAATAGTCCTTTCGTTAATGTTAATAAAAATATCCGTTTACGGGTAGCGGAGAAATATTATAGTCCGCTACCCGCAGTGATTCACAACCCAACCAAATCATAGGAAACTAACCCTATTGATTGAACCTGCGGAGACACTATCTCCTAACGTGCATGACACCATATCACACACATTAGCGGTTCGGCAACGCTATGAACGTCACAAACTCGGCACATGCCCGAACCCATAACCATTGAAAATGGTTAATTACTTGCTGGCAATACGGTCAAACGTATAGAAAATCTCTGCGCTAACCGACTCAGTTTTCACATCAAACAACACAACTCCTTCGGAGTTCGTGCGAACCTGCTTCTCACGCTTATCCGCAGTCATCACACTAACAACCGTGCCTTTCGCAATCGGCGTGGACGCTGGAAACGCCACACACCAAACATGGTCAATTTTCGCAAAACGACCAACGATTGACGGAACTGATGTCTTTGCTGTTTTCTTAGCCATTATAAGTGTCCTTTCACTCAAGGGAACGGCTGAACGTTCACGTTCACCTAATGTCACGAACCATATCGCAACCACCGCTCATTATTCAACTTCAACAGACACGTCCAAGAACACGTCCGCTAACGTTTTGCGGATAGTGGGGAATTGAACCCCAACAAGCACACCAGCGCTACCCTGCCCACAAGGAGAAACGGGCAAACTCAAACGGTATAACCGTTCATCAACTCAACTAACTCATCATGACGCAACTCGGCAACAATCTCACGCCAATCCGTAACCCCACGTGAAATCGCATTCTCTTCATTCACTTGCCTATCGGCAACAAACTCACCGTACATATCCACTCACTCTCCCGTACCGCAGTACGACTAGGTAATCGTTACCGAACAGCAACGACAAACAATAACTTCAACAGGTACGTCCACGTCCATATACGTGAACCCTGCATGCTGTCGGCAACGACAACACAACAACAACACTTCAACAGGCACGTCCACGTCCACGTCCATGCCCATCGCATCATCATCATGACATCGCTACCGAAACACTGCCCCAAGTATTTAAAACATCCATCCCCGCTCCCTCGCACACCCGCCCACGAAACAACACCCCACTTCTCACTCGTCCGCTCGCACGCTTGCACACGTGTAGCGACCCCAAAAAATTGGTGGCATTATACAGCATTATGGCTCTTTATGTGGGGATGCGTGCATGTCCGCAAAGAAACCTCACACGTCCGCACACGATAGGGGGGTGCATAGGGGGGGTCGCACCCCTCGTGGACGTGTGACTCTAATAGTCTAGGGCGAGATGTGTTGGCGGTATATGAACCGCCCGTTTTGTCTATGCTGTATGGGGGTGGGGGTTGTTTGGAACGGAGTCCCTAGTTTTGTATGATTTAACAGTTCCATTTACGCAAAGATAGTGCTTTGCGTGTTGGTCGTCCTTTGGAGTCTTTCATTGGTCCTGGCATGCCGCTCATTCGGGCGCAGAATGATTTGCGGCGTTTCGCTGCTTTGGAGTTTGGTTTTAGTTTGCTTGGTGGTGTGGTGACAGCCATTTTTAGTTTAAACCCTGGGTTTTGTCGTCTGTAGGATGCTACGCCTTTGGCGTTTAGTCCGCCTGTTGGGTTTTTGCCTTCTTTGCGTGTCCATGCTGCTGTCTTGTAGGCTTGTTGGACGGTCATTTTTTGTTTTGCCATTATCGGTATTTCGCAGTCTTTTTTGCTATGGTTTTGGGTTGTTTAACGAATTGTTTACCAGCCTTTGTTCCTTTACGTTTAGCGGCACTTGTGGCTGCGTATTCTTTAGCCGATAGTCCTTTGATGGCTGCTGACGGCAAGTAGCGTTCGCCTGTTGCTTTGCGTCCTACGGTGGATGGTTTTCCTGATTTGGTTCGCCATTTTTCTTTTGTCCATTTGGATAAAGATTTTTGGGCTGCGGTTTTTGGACCGCTGAATGAACCGCCTGCTTTTTTATAGCGTTGGTTTGCTAGTTGGGCTTTACGTGCTGACCATTGCCCTGCACGTCCTCCTGCTGTTCCAGCCTTGACGGCTGCAACTATCTGTTTCCGCAGTTCAGGTTTATTGTAAGCCATTACTTAGATGGTTTAGGGAACTCACCCCAACTAGGTCCACCCATGCCTTGTTTTTTAGATTGAACTGGTGTAGGTTTACGGCGCTTAGATTGGTCAACCTTAGGTGCAGGACGTTTCTTTTTAGCAGCCTTAGGGTTCTTATAGACGTACGGTAATCCTGCTTCATCTTCATTCCACCCTGTTTGTTTAGGGGACATTTTCAATTTAGCCTTGTCACGTTCGTATTGGGCTTTACCTTCAGGGGTATAAGCGTAGTGTTTAACTTTGCCACCCATACTTAATTTTGGCATAATAATCCTTTTTGTCTTTGCTGCACAGTTATATTAGTATTGTCCTTAAATCGCCACCCTAAGGGGTGGCTATCTAACGGTCAGGAACTGACCCCCCTCAGTCCCCCCTACTAAAAAACATCCCGTTCCCTAATGAGAATCATTCTCAATAATCCCATCTAGCCTAGACAGCACAAAGGTTTTATCTGAAATGTTACACAAATGTTACAAGAATGTTACACAAATGTCACAAAGATTTAACATTCCGTTAACATTCGGGGAACAATCCTACTAGGTTGATGACTGAATTATTGGATGTCCGACAACAAAAATTCTTGGACTGGCTATGCACCCCAAGTGTTGCTCGTGTCCCGTCATCTCAAGAGAAGTATGCTCAGGTTGAGGGTGTTGATGAATCTACCCTTAGGCGGTGGAAGAAGAAACCTGCGTTTAAGGCTGCTTGGGAGAGGCGTGTTGCTGAATCTCAGGGTAGTCCTGAGCGGACTCAGCAGTTGTTGGATAATTTGTTTCAACGTGCTTTGGATGGTGATAACAATAGTGCTAAGTTGTATCTTCAGGCTACTGGTCGGCTTGCGCCTGTTCAGTTGCAGGTTGAACATACTGGTAAGGTTTCGGAGTTGTCGGATGCGCAATTGGCTGAATTGATTGCGGCTTCCGCCGCCAGTGAACAGCAGTTGCGTTTAGATTCAGCGAAGACAGTTGGTTATGGCTCAAACTAACGACCAAATGTACATTGCTTTGATGGCGATGTATCCTGATGCTGGTGACACGTTGGCTGATTTATTGTACACCCATTGGTCTACTGTCGGTTTACAGTATCGTGGTAGTTTACAATATCAATACTATAAGGATGCTGGGGCTGCTGGTTCCACTTGGGGTGATGTTGCTAATACGTTTTGGTCGGATGGCGATTTTGTTGTCTATAATTTGGAACAGGAAGATGGAACAGATTTTCTATTAGAGGATGGTGGTTTCATTTTGATGGAGGCTGGCAATGGCTGATAAAAAGATAACACAACTAGATGCCTTGACGGAGTTGGCTTCTGGTGACCTGTTTGTTGTTGTTGACAGCGTTGATGGTACTCCTGTTAGTAAGAAGATTACGGCTGCTAATGTTGCTAGTTATATCAATAGCCTTGTCGCTGCTGGAGTTACGACCTTGGATGGTTTGGATGATGTTACGATAACGTCCGTTTCTAGCGGACAGTTGTTGTCGTATAATGGTTCAGCGTGGGTTAACAGCGCCCCTGTGGCGGCTTTCAACCCTGTTGAAGCCGCAGTATTCATGTAGGGAACGATTTAACCACTTATTAGGAGATAACAAATGGCAACATTTACCAAAAAGATTCTTTCAAACAGCACAGACGGCAAAGCCATCAAAGTTGCTGCTACCGCAACGGCTGGTACTCTTATTCATACTGGTTCAACAACAACGACAACTCTTGACGAGGTTTGGTTGTATGCGGTAAACACTTCTGCTTCGTCAGTTAAATTGACGATTGAATGGGGCGAGGCTACTGCACCTGATGGCAACATTGAAGTAACTATTCAGCCTGAGGCTGGTTTAGTGACTGTAATTCCTGGGTTGCTCATCAAGGGTAATGCGACTGCGCTTACTGTTCGTGCGTTTGCTGCGACAGCAAACGTAATTACTATTCACGGTTTCGTTAATCAGATTACGGTTTAACCATGCCCAATAGGCGTGAACTCGGATATGTAAGTAGCGGTAATACCCCGACTATTGTTGGGCAGTATGGCGCTTACGGTGTTGGTTCGGGTGGCACGGCGACCACTACTACTGTTG